GAAAGGTTGTATTCTTTGACGAATCTAAACAAGCCTGGGAATTAAAAGACATTCCGGAAGATACTGCTCCTGTTAATCCTTTTTCTGAAAGTTATCAATATAAACGTGCAATGTCTTATCCATTGATCGGTGATCAGCTCGACGCACTATTCCACGCAGGTGTTTTCCCTCCAGAAATGGCTGCACAAATTCAAGCAGTAAAAGATCAATTTCCCAAGGAATAACCTCGTTCCGACTGCTGTTATAAATAGTCGATAAAGCTATAACAGGAGTTTTCTAATGACAGGTGCAGTTTCCGTTGCTCAGTTGGCCGGCGCAGGCGGCCAATCTATTGTGGTTCCTGTGGGTACCACAGCACAACGCCCCACAGCTAATATTGATGGAATTTTACGTATCAATTCAGATGCCAATGCACTTGAATACTATACTGTTTCATCTGGGTGGTCAACACTCGGTGCTCGCGATGGTACTTCGGCGGGTAAAGCCGCACTAAAGTCTACAGACATTAAGTTATACAACCCGGCGGCACCTACTGGTTGGTATTGGGTCATGATTAACGGTACTGCTACACAAGTCTATGTAGATATGAACTATGATGGCGGCGGTTGGGTACTTGTTGCTACTCACGTTATTAACGTATCGTTACCGGCACTTACCTATGCACAAACGACTACCGGATTAACACAGTTTGGGAGTGCAGGATTCACAGTCGGTACAGGTGATCCTAAGGCTTATACTACATTTTCACCTTTAGACCGTTGGACTGCGATTACAACTGCTAATAACGCAGGTAAGAATTTCGTTTATTTTACCGCAGGTTCACAACAAGAACTCGGCGCAACAGCGGCTCATAATCGTCGTAGTCGCTGGACCTGGACAGGGTGGAGCGGAACATACGCTTGGCAAGGGTATGGAGGGTTAGTTAACGAGGTCGGTGGAGCTCCTGCTTTATACAGCACTCACGTCGCCAATAGTTGGAGTTGGACTACATTTGACCGGGACCAAGACTCTAACCCTTCAAACTGTTCTTCGCAGTTTAATAATTCTCCTTGGTGGTATGGTTCCTGTTGGGACGGAAGCTTCTGGGGAGGAAACGGCGGCGGTGGCTATGCAAATGCCGCGTTCTGGACTGGATCTGGGGCTGATTATTACACCTATGGGGCGTTTTACGTAAAATAATATGAAAGTTAACAAACTAAAAATCTATAAAAACAAACGTGTTGCAGATCGTGACAATTTATTCAACTATGTATTCGAATGGATCAGCGGTGATACAGTTGTCTGGAAAGAAACAATGAAGATGTCCGCCAACGAATTTTTGCAGCCGATTGAGTTGTACGATCTAAATGAAATTATCAAGCACAAACAAGAGTGCTGCATGGTTATTGATCCTGATACCTTAATTGTCGAAACTATTGAAATCTAATGAAGATTCTTTCAGACATTAAAGATCTCAGGTTCGAAGTGTGTAAAACCTGTGACCACTTGACTAAGTTTAATTTCTGTGATCAATGCGGTTGCTGGATTCCTCTTAAGGCCAGCATCGAAATTTCAACCTGTCCAAGAGACAAATGGCCTAGTAACGTTACAAGGTTTGGGCAGCAATGACAAAAGCTATTTCACTAGCAGTAGGTGGCGGGGCCGGAGACGAGGGATTAGTTCTTCCATCAGGAACTACTAGCCAAAGAAATCCTGTCGAGGGGGCATTTTGGTATAACACTGAAGGCGGGACTCCGGAATATTACAGAGCATCTGTAGGATGGACAGGGCTTGCTGCTAAAGACGGTACTACACAGGCCAGAGCCGCACTTAAATCGACAGATATTAAATTATATAATCCCGGTGCACCTACCGGGTGGTACTGGGTTCAACTCGACGGAGTTGCTACGCAGGTGTATGTTGATATGAATTACGATGGAGGTGGTTGGGTACTTGTTGGATCACATCCTATTAATGTCGGTATTCCCGCCCTTACTTACGATCAGACTACAATCGGATTTACTCAACTTGGTAGTTCTGGTTTTGTAGTCGGTTCTGGAGATCCTAAGGCTTTTGCATCGTTAATGCCTCTTGCTCGATGGAGATCAGTCGTTAATTCAAATTCTGCCGGAAATAACTTTGTTTATTTTACTGCAGGGTCTCAGGTCGAACTAGGCAATACAGGTGCCCATAATCGTCGAAGCAGATGGAGATGGACCAGTTGGGGGAGTAATTATTCTTGGCAAGGACTTAATAGCCTCTCTAACGAAGTCGGAGGAGTAACTCCAGGACTGTACACATATCACGCTGCAAATGCTTACGCTTGGTCTGCTCTGAACAACAATCCTTCAGGGTGCGCAAATCAATATAGTTGGGCTCCTCTTTGGTACGGCGCGTGCTGGGACGGAAGCTTCTGGGGAGGAAACGGAGCGGGCAATTATCCAAATGCTGCCTTCTGGACCGGGTCTAGCAGTGACTATTACACCTATGGTGCATGGTACGTTAAGTAATAACGTCTAAAATTGTTTCTAGTTTGGTTCTTGTTGTTTTAGAACTTAGTGTTGTGCGTAGGCCTTGGTGTAAAGGTTTTGGCCAGTGGTCGTAATTGACCCACGCATATCCCCAATGTTCTTTGTTGAGCTTAGGGATAAATTCTTCTGCAACGATTATCACGTAGGTATTATAGTAAAACAATTCGTCGCTTGACGCATAACGTTCGATAGGAACTGTTTTAATAATCTCCGGAACAAATCCTAGCTCTTCCTGACACTCACGTAACAATGCTTCGTACGTTGTTGCATCATTAGGTTCTTGCTTACCGCCAGCAATGCCCCATGTTCCGGCTGTACGGCCTTGACTGCGTAGTAAAAATAAAAATCGTTGTGTGTTTTGTGCTAGAAATATTGCTCCGGCACAGTGAATATTTGTCATAGAACCAATCGCCATTTACCAGCGGTATAGATGCCTTCGAAACTCTTGTTCCAGACGACTCCGTCCCAGACATACTGTACCCCTGTACGATTATTAGTTATATAGGTTAGTTCTTTTGTTTCTGCACTATTGACTACAACTACCCAACGATTGCCATTCCACTCGATAATATCGTTCGCGTTTGCAACTAAACTGCTGCCGTCTCGATTTCGCCAAGCATCAGGTCCGTCATAGTCGAGATCTGTTACCCAGGTTCCGGTATTAATATCTTCTAAAATTAACAAGCGAGTATTTGCCGCAGGATATCCGTATCCGCTCGGATCACTTGTGTCTTCACGACGAGGATTGTATGTAGTCGGATCTATAATTGCATCAACTGTACCGCGAGCAGTTTCAAAACTCCATGTTAGGGGTGGGACTCCAACACCGTCCCAACGTGACCCGTTAATATCAATATTTGTATTTCCGTATATTGTTTCTTCATCCCAACGAATATGCATCACAGCGGCATCAGCAGGATCAAGACTTAAGAATCCCACAATCTCTGTACCGTCAGGTTTTTGCAACCTTATTTGACTTAGGTCTGCAATAAACTTGCCCGGATATAGATCTAAGATTGTTTGCCAGTCAACATCGTTACCTAATTTTGCAGGTACTGTGATATTGTCTGGGCTAGAGTTCGGAAGCTGAATAAACACATTTGAATCGTCTTCTAGATCTTCCTGTAGTGCATCGTTTAATTCGAGAGTAAGATTTACTAATTCCCCTGAGTAACTTGCCACAGTATAAAAGTACCCGCCGATACGAACAACACTTCCTGCAGGGGGAGTTTCTACTAACCCGCCGATGCTAATCGAAGTGCTGCCTTTTGTATTTGTTGTCGGTACTCCATTTACTACTATTCTTTTAGCAGTACCTTTTGAACCCGGCTGTTGGTAGTCTGATCGGGTATAGCTTTCGCCCTCGCGCAACAGCTTTCCTGTATTGTTTAGCACAAGTAATCCCATATTTCCGAGAGTGTTAGTTCCAACACTTATAGAAACACGACCTGTAAAGTAATCTACACCTTGTTCGTCATATGCTCCGCTTTCTACCGTGCCCGGCGAGTCAGCAAACATACTAGTGATAATGTTTGTAATGATTCCTAACTTCTTAACCTTAGCAGGAGTAGTAAGCCATATTGGGCTTGCAAAGTTCAATGTTGCAATATCGATATCTTGTTCTAATCCCTGAGGCACAGAACGACTCGAATGGGTTACTCCAGTTAACTCTAATACACTTAAGCTAGTCCAGTCGATAAAATTATTACTAGTTTGTATTTCTATGCTCGGAGTAAACAAGACTAATAGTTGCTCTAAGATTTGTAACTTCTGATCCGTGTTAGTGGTCCAGATATCGGCAGTCAGTTGCAGATTATACGGCACAGGCATTAATCGTTCAACGGTGTAATTTGCACCTTGAGTGTTTAGATACTCTTGTCCTAGTTCGTCGTATGCTCGTTCGCGAATGTTTAGTTTGCTCACAAAAGTTGGGTCTTGTACTCTATCACGAGCAAGATCTAAACTTTTAATGTAACAAGCAATAAACGGGGCACTCTGAATTATATTTTCACTGTTCTTGTTTAAGATCTGTGCAACTTGGCGATTCATATCTCCATAGCGTACAGGAACTTGCACAAGACGGCCTTTTGCATCCTTGTATGCAAAGTTACTCATCATACGCATAAACTGGGTTAGATAGCGTTTTATCTGCCCGTCGTAGAAATATTGAGTCATTAGTTGTCTGCCTTAGGTTTGAGTGCTTTTGAAAGTGCTTGACGTTCTTGTACAATTTCCCCTGCAATAGTTGCAGTTGAGTTATTGTTAATAAAGCTAGTACGTTGTGTTTGACGCATTTTCTTAACTTCTTGCGGAATGTTAGTATCGCTATCTACTGAAGGATCGTAACTATTTGTTAGTGTCATTCGTACATTGTCTTCGAACTTCATCCAATTTTTTCCATTCCATCGGAACAGTCTATTTGGGAAATAGTCTGTGCGTAAATGGAATTGACCTTCAATTGGTGCAGTCGGAAATGTAATTCCGAAACTGTAAGGTGCACCGTTAGGTGGACGTCCGTCACCTGTTAAGTAACCAACATATAAGTCCTTGCTTGGAGATTTAAATGTTGAACTTGCATCAACTGGATTACCCTGCCAGAAATGTCCGTTCCATATTTTTAAAACAGGTTCGCTAGAAGGGCCAGTTGGGTCGATCCATTTGTCGCCAGGCACAGGATTTGCGGGTGCTGTTTCACTTGTTACTGCACCTGTTGTATCTAACCAATCCCAACTTGCATCAGGTATTGGTCCATCAATACTTGCGTCGGACAAGTTTAATAATTCATTATCGTTTCTGAACGGCAACACATACATTTGATTTGTGTCATAACCACTTAGGGGTGCGTCTGCCTCTGCTTGTGCAATAATCTGTTCGTTGATAGCAATATTTTGATTGTAAGTACTGATAATATCTCGTAAGCTACCAGCATCGTTGCCGTTGCTGTCTTTTTGTATTTGGTCAAGAATGTCTGCGTATTCTTGAGTATCCACTAACGGAGTGCACTTAACACGTAGTAAGTGTGGATACCAAGTTTGGCTAAAACCGTTTGATGCACGAGTTACATCTTGTACAACATAAAATCTCTTGAGAGCAATCAGCGAGTCGTCTAATCCGTATTCGTCCTTTAAGTGCGGGAGTTCTAGTACATCACCTGCCATTAGTTTACGCTCTAATGTTTCCACACAGTTTCTTAAATGAAAGTGTAAGAATAAGTTATCGTTGTTTAAAAATATACCAAACTGGCTCAGGTTAAAATCTAAGTCCTGCATTTGATAAATTGTACGCATCACATAAACATCCGGATCATATTTTCGATCACGGTTTTCCATTAGCACTAAATCTTGAATGCTGAGTTCAGGAAGAATTGTGCTTATTTGGCTCGTTGTTCCGGGCGTATTATCTGGATCAACTCCTTCTGTTGCAGGTCCTAGGTACTTGTGAACAAAAACGTCTGTTCCGCCTACCTGAAACTGCTCTTCAATAACGCGGTCAATGAAGCGAAAATCGTTGCCCTTTTCTGGACGGTAAAGTGATAAACGTGGCATAGTAGTGTATTTATTGATAATCATTTAGGTAAATATGCGTATGAGCACAATAGAATCCCACCGTCAGCTAGTTATCGATTACATCAAAGCCATGCTTGGCGATGGTATGATTGACATTGAATTAGACCCTATTCATTACAACACCGCTATCGACAGAGCATTTGCCAAGTATCGTCAGAAGTCAGCGAACTCTGTAGAAGAAAGTTTTGCGTTCCTAACATTAGAGCAAGACGTTAACGAATATACACTAAGCCAGGAAGTTGTAGAAGTTCGAGATGTGTTCCGTAGAAGCATCGGTTCTAGAACAGGCGGAGGCGATACAGGTAGCTTATTTGAGCCGTTTAACTTAGCATACTCTAACACATATTTGCTGTCCAGCAGCAATATGGGCGGACTAGCAACTTATTATGCATTTGCAAGTTATCAGAAGCAAGTGGGTAAGATGTTCGGTAGCTACATTCAGTTTACCTGGAACCCTGCCACAAAGAAACTTACTATTATGCAACGACCACGAGGCGAAGAAACTGTGTTGCTTTGGTTATATAATCACAAGCCGGACTTTACTATTCTAGCTGACCCTTATGCAGGCATCTGGGTTAAAGACTATGCGCTTGCACAATGTAAAGTTATGATCGGCGAAGCCCGTGAAAAGTTTGCAAACATTGCAAGCCCCCAGGGTGGCACACAGCTAAACGGTACTGCAATGAAGTCAGAAGGTACGGCTGCTATCGAAAAACTAGAAACAGAGATTTTAAACTACGCCACAGGCGAAAAACCAATGTGGTTTGTAGTTGGATAATCGAAATCATTGACATTGTAATAAAAAACAGATAAAATAGTAATACCGATAGGGGGTGCTATGATTGTTGGGTTTGTTGGTTTTATTGGCGCAGGCAAGGATACTGCTGCCGATTATCTAGTTAACTGTCACGGATTCCGCCGTGACTCATTTGCTAATTCATTAAAAGACGCGGTTGCTAACGTATTTGGTTGGGACCGCGTCTTGCTGGAAGGGCGAACAAAAGAAGCTCGCGAATGGCGAGAACAAAAAGACGAATGGTGGAGTGATCGATTAGGCATGAACATTACTCCTCGCATGGTTCTTCAGCAATGGGGGACTGAAGTTGTTCGCAACGGGTTCCACGACGATATGTGGATTGCTAGTTTAGAAAACAAAATGCGTCAGACTAAAGATGATATTGTAATTTCAGATGTTCGTTTTCCAAATGAAATTAAAGCGATTCACAATGCAGGCGGAATTGTAATTCGTGTTAAACGTGGCTCCGAACCAAAGTGGTACGAAGATGCAATTAACTACAATGCCGGAGTTAAACGAGTAGGGTGGGCGCTAGGGCGTGACCAGTTAGAAAAAGCAGGAGTTCACGCTAGCGAGTATTCGTGGGTCGGTGGAGACATTGATTTTGTAGTTAACAATGACACAACTATTGACGACTTGTTTAATAGCCTCGAAGGTATTGTGCTTAAAAGTCAGGTACCAGGTCGCCCCGTTTCCAGGGCAGCTTAAGTTTATTCAGTATGCGCTGACAGTTGGCGCATACTGTCTTTAAATTATTATATTGACAGTTTGTAGGTTCGCCGTCTACATAATATACATCGAACTGTTCAGGATGCTGTCCTGTAAATCCACAGCGATCACACTTTAGTTTTTTCTTATAGCCCGATCTCATCCATAAGGGCTTCCCTGCACCACGGCTTTTTGCACAGTGGTCGCACTTCTTACGATAAAATATCTTGCCTGCTTTGTGATAGTTTACTGCTACCGGTCTTGCCCCGCAACTTTTGCATAATGGTCTCATAACCCGCCCTTTTTGTTCCCTTTTACCAGGTATTTAACCCGTAGAAATCTGGTACAACCACTAAATACATTCAACAAACCATTATTGGGAGAGCATTAAATGGCCACATTACAATCACCAGGCGTACAGGTTAATATCATTAACGAGAGCTTCTATACTCCAGCAGCTCCAGGAACTGTACCACTAATTTTCGTTGCATCTGCAAGCGACAAAACTAACCCGTCGGGCGTAGTTGCAGCAGGTTCGACAGCTGCAAATGCAGGAAAAGTTTATTATATCACAAGTCAACGTGACCTTGTTGACACGTTCGGTACTCCGTTGTTCTACACTGATGCTTCTGGTAATCCAGTACACGGTGGTGAACTAAACGAATACGGCTTACAAGCAGCTTATTCATTGTTAGGAGTAAGTTCGGCAGCGTATGTTGTTCGTGCACCGATCGACCTAGCAGGACTTGTTGCAAGTACTGATGCTCCAGCAGGTGCGGCAACAGACGGCGCATACTGGGTTAACACAGCAGATTCGAAATTTGGTATCTTTGAATGGAATGCTACTACTGGTGCATTTACAAACAAAGTTCCTTTAGTAATCAATGATCAAAATGCAGCACTAAACTATGATTCTGCTGAAGCAGCTCCTAAGGCTAGCTTTGGTACAATCGGCCAGTACTGTGTTGTGCTTAACAAGCCAAACTCTTCAGAAGTTGGTGTTTTCCTTAAGAACACTGATGCAGTTTGGGTAAAGGTTGGTACACAAGACGGTAATGAATTTACCGTTGATGTGAACTCAAATACATTTACTAGCACAGTTTGGGCAACAAGCCGTCCAGCAGTTCTTGGCACAGCAAGCCCAACTAGTGTTACTGTAACAACTGCAACATCTTTCACTATTAACAGCGTCGATGTTGGTGTTCAAAACGGCGACACACTTGCTGACATTGCACAAAAAATTAACAACAATTTCCACGAAAGCGATGGTGTTGGTGCAAAGGTTGTAAACAATAAGCTAGGCATTTTTGTTGACTCTGGTAAGGTTTCTGACTCAGTTACAATTAGTGTAGATGCTGCACTTTCAACTGCGTTAGGTATTGCTTCCGGAACATACTATGCTCCGAAGATCTTTATCGGACCTCATACTAAGTATCCAAACTTTAGCAACTATCCAACAGGTAGTGTCTACTTAAAGACTACAAGTCCTAACAGCGGTGCTGACTGGATTGTTAAGCAGTGGAGCGCAACTTCAAATGCGTGGAATACTGTTAAAGCTCCTGTTTACGATAGTGTTTCAGTAGCAACTTATTCAATTGACAAAACAGGTGGTGGCGCTAATATTCCTGTAGGAACATTGTTTGTTGAAAGTAATTTTAACCACGGTACAGGTTCACTAACTGCACCAATCGAAGGCGAATTTAAGTTATATCGTCGTGCCGCAGTTAGTCCAACAACATTTACAAGTGCCCAAGGCGGAACAACTGTTGCATACAGTACACAAACTGTTTCTGTACTTGTTGAAGAAACTGATGCAGGTCGCAGTGGATTTGTAAATACCGCAACTATTAACATCACTACTGGTGGCGACGGACTTGATAAACTCGTTCGAGAAATTAACAATGCCGGTCTTGAAAACGTCAGTGCTACACTAAACGAAGTAGTTGCAGGCGAAAGTTACACAGTTACTATTTCTCACGCACAGGGCGGCGAAATTAGATTCACTGATACTGCCGGTGTATTAGCAACTGCAGGATTTGCTGTTGATACAGCCGCAGGTAGCCTATATACTTTAAATGCTGCTCTTGAGCCAACTGGCGCAACACACATTGCATCTAACTGGAAGCCATTAACCTTTACAGCTAGTGCAGTTGCTCCTACTTCGACCCCTGCAACTGGTGCATTATGGTACAGCTCAATCGTTGACCAAGTTGATATCATGTATCACAATGGTTCAACTTGGGTTGGATATAAGACTGCATTCCCTGATAGCGATCCTAATGGTCCTATCGTTAGTGCAACTAAGCCAACTGTTCAGTCAGACGGTACCGCACTTGTTAATGGTGATATCTGGGTTAGCACAGCTAGCATCGACCGTTACGGTAAAGATGTTTATGTTTACAATGGTAACTCACTAGAATGGATTCTACAAGATGTTGCAGACAATACTTCACCAAACGGTTGGGTATTTGCAGACGCTCGTTGGGCAGCTAGCGGCGATGCTACAGCAGCAGCAACTATTAAAGATCTACTTGCAAGCAATTACTTAGATCCAGATGCTCCTGATCCTGATTTGTATCCACGTGGTACACGTCTATGGAACCTACGTCGTTCTGGTTTCAACGTTAAGAAGTTTGTTCCTGGTTATATTAACGT